CGCGCGTTCGGTGGCCGCGTGGGCCTCCTGCGCCTTCTCCGCCGCGGCGGCCGCCGCGGCGTCGGCTTCCTCGGCGGCCCTGGCCGCCTCCTCGGCACGGCGCTTCGCCTCCTCGGGTTCGATGCGCGAGAGCGACACCGAGACGTTGCGCGCATCGAAGCCTTCACCTTCGGCGTCGGAGTGGCCGATGAGGGTGACCGACAGCGACTCGCGCTTGGAGACGGTCGGCGCGAGCGCGGCGGCTGCCGCGACCGCGGCCTCGAACTGCTCGCGCTCCGCCGCGCGGTCGGGAGGTTCGAGCGCCGCCAGCTTGTCGGCGAGCTCGCCCGGCGTGGCGATCACCTCACGAAAGAAGCTCACTTCGCTCCGCCGCGCCTCTTTGGGGGACCGGGCTTGCGGGCGGGCCTGAGACTGCCCTTCGGGCCGGCCTTCGAGCCGCGGCGACGACGCGCCATCCCGCGCTTGGGCGCCATCAGCGGACCAGCTCCTTGTTCGGGACCTGGTGCACGACCAGGCCGACCAGAAGCGTCACGATCAGCGTCTGGAGTTCGGCCGACATCTCCGCGCCAAGCCACTTGTCGACCCCGAGATGGACCAGGAGGGCGGCGACCGGGATCGCGAGCAACGCGGCGAGCGTCTTCTGCCGGCGACGCAGGACGATCTCCAGCGACGCGATCAGGCTCTTGAGGTCCTCGGACACGGACGGAAGGGTCGCGCCCGCGCCGGACGGATCAGGGGACGCAGACCTGGACGGGGCCTTCGGTGGTTTCGATCGTTTGCGCGTTGCAGGTCCCAGGCGGGCCCGGTTCGCCCTGCGGGCCCGGCGGCCCGGGTTCGCCCTGCGGACCGGGCGGGCCCGCGGGCCCCGGTTCGCCGGCCGGGCCCTGGGTCCCCTGGGCGCCGGTCGCACCGACTTCGCCGCGCTCGCCCTTCTCCCCCTTGTCGCCTTTGGCGCCGGTCGCCCCGGGTTCGCCGCGGGCCCCGGTGGCGCCCGTCGCGCCGATGATCGTTTCGCCCTTGTCGCCGGGCGGCCCGGGCGGGCCACGTTCCCCCTTCGGGCCGGGCGGGCCGGGTTCGCCCTGCGGGCCGGGAAGGCCGAGCTTGCCGTGCGGGCCGATCAGGCCGGGCAGTCCCCGTTCGCCGCGTTCGCCGACCGCGCCGGGCGCGCCGGGCAGGCCGCGCTTGCCGCGGACGTATTCGGTGATCACGTTGGCTTTGTGCTGGGCCTTGGAGGCGGTTTCGTGGGCTTCCTTGGCGGTCGTCTTCGCCTGGCCGATCGCGTCTTCTCGTTCGTCGGCCTGGCCGCGGAGCAGGAGGCCGAGCGCCACGGCGATCGCCAACACGACCACGGCCGCGGCCAGTAGAAACCAGGTGCCCCGTTTTCCCCTCATCCGCCCAACGCTCTCGTGGCAATAGTGAGTACAAAGGTAACGATGGCTCCCCCGGCAACCGCGCCGATCGCCGCGGCGGCACCGATCTTGGTCGTCACCCGGGTCAGTTCGCGGTCCATCTCGTCCTGGCGCTTGTCGAGTGCCTCGATCTGTTTCCCGGCGTCCCGGAACCGGCCATCCACCCCGCGTTGCCATTGATCGATGCCCCCGCGCCAGCGGTCCCATTCGCGAGCCTGCACAGGGTCGAAGGCCATCGTCGCAAGGCTAGTGCCGGGTCCGGCCGCGCTCAGCCGGTGACGCCGACGAGGACGACCTGGAGACGTTCCTGGAGCGCCTGGAGGGCGTCGGGTGGGGCATCGAGGGTCAGGGTCGAGGTACGGGAGGCCCGCTTGTAGTTGCGTTGCACGATGAGACGTTCGGGTCGGCCGGGGACGTCGTCTTCGACCAGGCGGTCGCCCTCTCGCGGTGCCCAGGCGGGGTAGCGCGCGCCCGTGTCGTCGTAGACCTGCCAGTTGCCGATCTCGATCGAGCCCGAGCCGGTGGCGGCTTCGATCCCTTCGCGGAACATTTCCCCGATCCGGATCGCGCCCGCCTCGGAGGTCAGCCCGGCCTGCACCTCGGCGATCGCGCGCTGGTTCCATTCGTTGACCGGCAGGTAGGGGTCGGTGATCGCGAGCCCCGCGGTCGACATGCCGCCCGGCCCGACGAGCCCCGTGACCGGCGGCCCGACGATCGCCGCCTCGCCGGTGAAGGAGTCCTGGTATTTGACCACGACGCCGTTGATTTCGCGTTCGATGTCGTCGCCCGCCGCCTGGGGGTCGGCGCCCTCGTCGCGGCGCACGTGCCAGCGCTGGCCGAAGGACTCCGCCGGTGCCCATTTCAACTTGCCGTCATAGACCCCCCAGAGGTTGCGGAAAAATCGGTTCGTGTCGAGGATCGCCTGTTCGGCGGTGACCGGTTCGAGCCAGACGAGGTGGGGGATGATGAACCGATCGACCGCCGAGTTGACCCGGTCGAAGGTGATCCCGTTCCCGGCCTTCGTCAGGATCGCGTCGAGTACGTCCTGCCCATAGACGCCGAACCCGTTCTGGCCATCGTTCATCTCCTGCCGGGGGACGTCGGTGCCGCCCACGCAGACGTACATGAAATCGATCGCAAAGGTGTCGCCGTCCGCCCCGGCCGGGGTCGCGGTGTAGATCCACAGCGCGATCATGAGCCGCTTGGCCGGCGAGGGAAAGAAGCTGAACGCCGTCGTTGCTCCCGCCCAGAGGTCACCCGATTCGGTCGTGACCCCGTCGCCGGCGGCAGTGTCGGCTCCATACAGACCGAAGTGCCACTGGGTGGCCTCGGTGGACAGGAGGCCTCCCGAGACGCGTTCGATCTGCATCCCGGGCCCGGCGTCATACCAGGCCTCGACTCGCGGCGTCAGCGGGTTGATCCACGCGCCGCTCACCTCCAGGTGTAGGGCCTGGCCATCGGCGGTCGAGATCACCGAGGCATCCGACGTGGGGGAGTTGCCGATGTTGTTGTTGATCTTCCGGGTGATGCCCGCCGGACCCCAGTGGGAGAGGTCGCGGTCCACGGGGATCATCCGCAGAGTCGGGTCGCCTTTGAGGCGGTTCACTTCCCCGACCGCCGCCGGGCTGACGGTCGTCTTCGTCGCCGGCGTCTTGGCGAGGTAGCCGCGCCAGGTCGGCTCGGCGCCGGGCCCGTGGACCAGCACGGCGTTGCGGTTGCGCAGGTCGGCGGCGCGGTAGGTGAGGTCGCGGAGGAGGCCGCAGGAGAGGTCGGCGTCGCCGCCGGGGATCGACCCGGAGAGGGTCAGGTCCGTCGGGATGTTCTCCACCTCCGGCTCGTCGTCGGCCCACCGGGTGCTCGAGCCATCGGGCCCCGAGACGACCATCGCAAGGCGATCGAGGTCGGGGTTCCGGTCGCGGACGACGGAGGCGTTCAGCGGCTCGGCCACCGCACTACCTCACCGAGACGTGGCGGGAAGTGAGCGCCAGCTGGGCGGTGAAGTCGTCGGAGGCGCCGGAGTCGGGCAGTACGTCGAGGTCGCCGCGGGTGGGGAAGACGATCGCCCGCATCACGTCCTGCGCCTTGGTCGACGGCGGGATCAGGAGCGGGTCGCCCTCGTAGCCGACCGGTGACCACAGTTCGCCTCCGGCGGCGTCCTCGCGCTGGACCCCATCGTGGCGCCAGCGCAGGCGACGTCCGGGCGAGATCAGGGCCGGATCGGCGGGCACCCAGACCTGGAGCTCGTCGAAGTAACGGACCATGCCCATCCATGAGGAGGGGCCGACCCGTTCATCCCATAGTCCGATCTGGCCGGCCGCCAGGGCGCCGCCGGTCACCAACGCGGAATGAAAACCGTGCGCGATCGGCTCACCGAGCGGACCACCGATGTTCGAGGTCGCGTAGGCCGCCCAGTAGCCCGACGCGGAAACGAAGATCGCGATGTCCAGGGCGCCTTCGGGAACCGAACCGACCAGTTCGTATTTCACCCCCGCGACCACGACGTTCAGCATCCACTGGATCTTGCTGACGCCATCGTAGACGCGCTTGAGGGTGACGTAGTTGTTGGCATCGATATAGCGGACGAGAATGCCCTGAGAGCGCGTGCCTCCCGTCCAAAATTCGTACTCGCCGACGGTGATCCTCATCGCCACGGCGCCCGAGATCGAGCCGGGGAGCAGGGCGAGGCGTTTCGCCGAGTATTCGTCCTTGCGGACCAGTCGCTTGGAGCCGTCGTTTTCGAAGTCCCCCGTCCCGCCCGACGTCGCCCACACCCCGCCGATATTGGCGCTCTTGCCGTTCAGCGGCGGCGAGGGGAGAGATTGCTGTTCGAAGTGATCCAACCGCGCGAAGGTCGTGGGCGGCCCGGGCGTGGTCACGGATCTCGTTGCGCGGAGCGCGGCGGCCCCGACGGGGACCAGCCGGACATCATCGATCGACACTTCCATGACCTGTTGCCCTTCGCCGATCGCGCCGATGATCCGCCCCTCCCACCTCTGTTTGCCGACCGTCGCCTTCGAGATGCGGATGATGCCGAGGTCGATGATCCAGTAGTCGATCGTGTTGGAGGAGGCTAATTCGAACGGGTCGTTGACCACCCGCTCGACCAGGTCGCCCTGACCCCAGGAGAGCCAGAAGTAGAGGTCGTTTGGCCGAGCCTGCTCGGTTTTCACCCGGGCGAAGACGCGGAAGGTGCCGACGTGCGTCAGGTGGGCGGAGCCTGCCACGAGCTTCGTGGACAGCAGCTCCCTGCGTGAGGATTCGAGCGTGGCGCGTACGACGTTTTTGCCTGCGCCCACGGCCCCCACGGATTCCGCCAGAGTCGATGATCCGAGCGGGGTCAATGCCTCGGCCTGGTAGTAGAGCTTCGCCGTCGCGGCCGTCGGATCATAGTCGGGCAGCTCGATCCCGGCGACCAGGCCGCGCCGCGTCTGCGCGGCCGTGTCGGTGATCTCCAGCTCCCCGAGCGCGCGCACCGAGCCGGGGATCAGGGACTCTTCGAAGACCAGCACCGGATCGGTCGTCTGGGAGCGCAGGGTGCGGGTCTGCTTTTCGCCGCGACCGTAGGGCAGGGCTTCCAACGTGGTCGAGAATTTCTGTCCCCGCTGGACCCAACGGCGGCCTTCGTAGTTGCCCGGATCCCCCGCCGCGAGTCCCTCCAGGTCGAAGATCAGCCGGCCGTCGCGGTAGGGCCGCGAGTAGGTGCCGCCCTTGTCGCGGATCTTCGACCACGCGCCCTCGAGGTCGCGGACCATCGCCTCGAAGTGGTCGTCCCCGTTGGCCGGCTGACGGGAGGCCGAGAGGCCCGGGGTGCCGTCCCAACCACAGCCCGGCGTGTCGCCATCGAAGTAGTAGAGGCTCGGCGCGGCGGCCGCCTCCAACATGCAGTCATCGAACCAGTAGTCGATTTTGTCCAGCGCCGTGGCGGACGAGATGTTCAGCACCACCGTCACGAAGGACGCGCCGGCCGGTGCTTTGGCGATGTGCGACAGGCGTCCTTCAAATCCCGCCGCGAGCGACCAGAAGTCTTCGTCTTCGCCGATGGCTTCGAATTTCGCGTTCTGCCAGACGAATTCGAAGGACAGGTTGCGTTCCGGCCTGATGCCGGGGTCGACGCAGCGGGTGTAGGCGCTCAGCGCGTAGGTCGTGCCCGCGACGATCGCCACCGACTGGCGCAGGGTCACGTGGCGGGTCGTGGCGGTGTTGTCCTTGACGCCGTAGAGGCGGGCCGAGTACTCGCCCTGCGGGGCGAAGCCGGGGTTCGGTTCGCGGGCGAAGAGAGGTTCGGCGAAGCTGTCCTGGGCGAATTCCCATCCGCTGAGGTCGCGCTCGAAGGACGGGTTGGCGAGCAGGTTGACGGCATCGGTGCCGAGGTCCTCGCGCCGGCCCATCAGGAACACCTCGAGTGGGATCTGGCGGTTGCCCATCATCGGCGGACCGCTGCGCCGTTTGCCCTCCCGCCCGCCGGCCGAGAGGATTTCCTGCTCGGGGTCGGGATATTTGTGGTCGGTCACGTAGATGCCGGGCCCGTGCCCGGGCTCGGTCCAGATCTCCAGCGGCGCGTTGGTCGGGTCCTCGGAGCGGGGGTCGATGATCAGCGAACGCTTCACGGCAGCCTCCTGGCGATGACTCCGGCGGCCGGCCGGCGACGGGCCGCGGCGGCCTGCTCGCCGCGGGCTTCGAGCTCATCCTCGATGTGGGCCTGGACGTAGGGGGCGAGCCACTCAAGGCCGCCGGTCATCCGCACGTAGACGTCGCCCGTGCCCGTCTCGGCGACGCGCTCCTTGGAGTTGATCGTCTCGCCGCGGTGCACCATCGCGAAGCCGTCGCGGGGGATGAACTGGGAGCCGATCCGGTAGGAGCCGACGAACGGGGACACCATGCTCGCCATGCCCGCCATCGCCGCGAAGCCGCCGCGGGCGAGGAGGTTCGGGAAGGGACGGGCGGCAGCAAAGATCGGAGCCTGCGCGCCCATCACCGCGGCGTTGCGGCGATAGCGTTCGTTTTCTTCTTCCAGGAGCTGGAGGCGTTCTTCCTTCAGCCGTTCTTCCTGGGCTTCGCGTTCTTCCTGTTCGGTGTTGGCCGCTTCTTCTTCTTCGGCGCCGGTGCCGCGGCCGGCGAACGGGTCGGGCCGCACGAAGCGGGTCGAGCCCAGTTCGGCCAGCTTGGTCTGCGAAGCGAGGATCTCGCCGCCGAACTGGGGCGCGCCCTGGCCGAGCGGGGCGACCGCGACGTCGGGGTCGCGGCTGCGGTCGGTGCCCTGCACGTCGACCAGGTCGGGTTCGAGGTCGCCGCCGACCCATTCGCCGAGCGAGTGGGCTTTCGCGTGCTGGGCCTTGGCGACCGAGCCCCAGGCCCGCGCCCGTTCGACCAGGTCGTGGTGGCGCTCCTGGTGTCGTTCGATCGATTCCTGTATCCGCCGCTTGGAGCCTTTGCGGTCGTTTTCCCACGCTTTGACCTTGTCTTCGTGGTCCTTTTTCGATTCGCCTTTCTGGCGTTTCGGGGGGTTGCCTCGTTCCAGGTCCTGGAGGTCATCGCGCAGTTTTTCGATTTCCTTCTTGACCTGGGCGGCCTCCTTCTGGAGGCGGTCCTGTTCGTCTTCGGCGTGCCTGGCCGCACGTTCGGCGCGGGCGATCCGGACCTTGGCCTCCTGGATCGCGCGGAGCAGGAGGCTGCGCAGGTTCAGGAGGCCCTTGAGCTGGCGGTTGTTGTAGTCGACTTCCTGGCGGAGCTCGGCTTCCTCGCGGGCGTAGTCGGAGTCGATCGCGCCCCGGATCGCCGCTTCCTGCTCGTCGGAGAGCTTCGACCATTCCGTCTCGGGGTTGATCCCGGCTTTCCGCAGGTCTTTCTTTTGGGCTTCGGAGAGTTTGCGGGGCGGCGTCGCCGGATCGATCCCGAGCCGTTCGTAGACCCCTCGTTGGTCGGCGCTCATCTTCGGCGCGGAGAGGTCGGTTTCGGGGTCGAGGCCGAGGCCTTCCAGGATGGCTTCGATCGAGCGCGGTTCGGTCAGCCCGTTGACCTGTTCGATCCCGCCGATCTGCTCTTCGACGTGGGCAAGGGAGTCCTGGGATTCGGTGATCCGTTTCGCCCACCCCGGCATGTTGCCTTCGTCGGCGATCGACTTATAGCGGGCCTTGCGCTTCTTGGCCCGGCGGCGGGAGAGCCGCTTCTGGAGCCCGTGGATCTTGTCGAGGAGTTCGTCGCGTTTGCCCTTGTTCTTGGTCTTCCCGAGACGCGAGTAGAGCGCCATGATCTTGCCCATCGTCACCCCGGGCGATTCGGCCTTCTCACCCTCGCCTATCGCGAAGCCGCCGTTCTGGCGACGAACCCACCCGCCGCGGGCGGCCTTGGCGATCTGGACCAGGCCGAGCCAGTCGGAGGGCAACCCGAGCGCGTTGGCCGTCTCGTACCAGAGGTCGATGTCGCGGCGGTGGCCTTCGACGTCGCCGCCGCCCGCGCCGATGTCGAGTTTTTCTCCGATCACCGTCCGGCCGCCGTGGGCGATCTTTAGCTTCGCGCCGAAGGGCAGGCCGCCCAGGTTGTGCCCCATGCCGAGCTCGGCAAAGGCCATCTTCCCGACCAGCGACTTCCCGGCTGCTCCCACCGTGCCGGTGTAGGCGTCGGGGTGGTAGGTCGATGCTCCGACCGTCTTGCCGCCCTTGAGCGCGGCGACGTTCGCGTCGCCGCCGCCGAAGGTGTTCGGCATGTTGGCCTTCAGGTAGGCGTCGGCGCCTTTCCAGACGCGGTCCACGGCGCCCTGCGCGAATTCCTTCATCGGGCCGTCGGGCCCCTGGATCAGGACACGGGCGAGTTCGGTCGCCACGGCGCCCGCGGCGTGGCGGGCGGTGAAGGTCGACTTGTAGCCGGCCGATGGCTCGGGGTAGAAGCCCAGGCCGTGGGAGGAGTCGTTGACCGACGTCCCCCAGGGCCGCCCGTTGACCTCCATCCATGCGTGGGTCGGGTTCGCGTAGACGGTGATCGCGCCGGGACCTGGCGCGCCCCACGACTCGAGCGCCCCGGAGACGAGGGGCGAGGCGAGAAGGCCCGCTTCGTGGAGGACCAACGAGACGGCGCCGGAGCAGTCGAGCCCGGCCGGGGTCGGGTCGAAGCCGCCGTGGCCACCGCCCCAGACATAGGGGATGTGGAGCTGGGCGAGGCGCTCCATCGTCGCCATCGCCTTGTTGACGGCGCCGACCTCGCCGTCCTTCCTCTGGTTGTTCTCGACCGTGACGCCGGGATAGGCGTAGCCGCCCTTGGCGCGGCGCTGGACCGTGGGGCCGGTCGCGTGCGGCTGCTGCTCGCCGGCGAAGAGCGCGCCGAGGTGGGGGTAGGGCTGCACGCCGTGGGCGGCGGAGAATTGGAGGGCGGCGTTGATCGGCCGCTGCTGCCAGGAGGTGACGAACGCCTCGTCCTTGCCGGCCAGCACCGGGACGACGTCGCCGCGGCTCGGACCTTCGAGGTAGCCGCCGCGGGCCTTCTTGTTGGGCTTGCCGCCGCCACCCCCGCCGCCGAGAAGGTTGCCGATCGTCTTGACGATCCACTTGACCGGCGAGACGTTGAAGGAGGAGAGCCCGGCGTTGGTGTTGTCGCGGATCACCTCGAGCGCCGCGGCGACGCCGTTGCCGAGCACACCGAAGTTGCCGAGTACCCCCTTGACCAGGTCGAAGGTGGACCCCGTGGCTTCGCGTTTCAGCCCGCCGAATTCGGCGAGCAGGGCGGAGCGGATCTCCTTCACCTGGCCCTGGGAGAGCTTGCCGCCGCGGCGCAGTTCGCGCAGCTGGTCGTTCATGGCTTCGAAGGCCGCCTGGCGCGCGCCTTTGGGCATCCGTTTGAACTGGGCGATCACCTTGTCGATCTCGTCCTTGGTGACGTCGCCCGCCCTGCCGAAGGCGTTGGCGAATTTGCGCCCGAATTCGCCCGGCTTCAGTCCCTGCAGGAGGTCGGCGTTGCGCATGAGCCGCTTGATCCGGTTGACGCCGTCTTCGGTGAAGTTGCCCGCTTCCTTCATCCGGAGGGCGATCGCCGCGGCGGTGGCGCGCATGTTTTCGGCGGTCAGGACACGGGCCTCCTTGGTGCCCTGGCCGAACTGTTCGATGATCGTGTGGTTCAGTCGCCGCGACGCTTTTTCGATGTCGGAGGCGTTGGTATAGACCCCCGCCTTCAATCGGTCGAGCCCGGTCTGGATCTCTTCCAGTTTCTTGGGATCCATCGAGAGGTCGACCCCGATCGAGGTCCGCCCTTTGCCGAGCCGCCGGCCGGCTTTCAGGAGGTTGAACATCCGCTGGACCTCCTGACGCTGTTTCTGTGTCAGGTCCAGTTCCTTGGCCTGGCCTTCGATATCGCGCTGGGCGATTTCCGCGATGTTGCCCCGTTTTTCGGCGAGGCTGTCGTAGAGGTGCAGGATGGCCTTGGCCTGTTCGCTTTCGCCCTGTTCGCCCGTGATCTGATCCATCAGACGATTGCCGAACCCGAAGAGTCCCTTGCCGTGGGAGGCGATCGTCCCAAGGGCTTCATCGATGTTGTCCGAGCCCTTTTCGATCTCGTACTGGATCCCGCCGATCACGGTTTCCCCGATCGCGTAACCGAGCCCGATGACGCCGATCCGTTTGGCGACGATCCCGGCCGCGCCGAGTACCCCGCGGAGCCGGCCACCGAGCCCGCCCGCCGCGCCACCCGCGACCCCGCCGGCCGCTTCGCCGGCGACGGTGGCGGCCGCGCCCTCCGCGACCCCCGTCCCGATCCCGGCACCGAGCTTCGCCCCGATCCCGCGGAAGGCACCGAACCCGCCGAATTTGGCGATCAGGAAGGCGCCGAGCGCGAGTTTGCCCCAGGCGTTCGCGTGCAAGAAGCCTTGGACGAATCGTTCGGCCACCTTCGGGGCGGCCGACGCGGCGGCATCGGCGATCGCCGGGATGGCCTTGGTGATCGCCTGCCCCGCGACCTGGCCGAAGAGGCCGAAGATCTTCTCGGCTTTCTGCTGCGGTTCGAGCGATTTGTCGGAGAGGACGTGCTCGATCTTCTTGGCGAAGCCCTCGACGTCGTTGCCGATCGTCGACAGGAAGTCCGCGAATTTGCCGCCCTCGCCGCGGCCTTCCTTCATCTGGACGAGGAAGTCGTTCATGTCGGCGAGGGCGCCCTGCATCACCGGGCGGAAGGCGGTGCCGAAGGTGGCGGTCAGGTCGGTGACGTTGGCTTTCAGCCGCCGCTGGGCGTTGGCCATGCCTTCGGAGGTCCGGCCGAAGTCGCCCTGCTGGTCGGCCGTGTCGTGGAGGATCTTTCGGTAGAAGGCGTAGACCTGTTTCTGGCCTTCGAGTTTTTCCCCTGATTTGATGATGCCTTCTTTCAGGGCGAAGGCTTCGGTGGCGGTGACCCGGAGGTCCACCCCGAACTGGCGCAGCGGCTCGGACTCGCCGGCCAGCCCCGAGCGCAGGCGCTCCAACATTTCGGCCGGGTCCTGGTTGTTGAAGGAGGCCATGTCCCCGGCCAGTTCGACCATTTTCCGGCTCATCTTGGAGGCCGAGTCGATCGAGAACCCCATCGGCTTCAGCATCGCCCCGATGCTGCTGGCGAACTGGAGCGATTCCGACTGCGCGAAGCCGAAGGAGTCGGCCGTCTTCTTGGACCACTTTTCGATCACCGGCCCCTGCTGTTCGAAGATCGCGTTGGCGGCGTTCAGGGACTCGTTGAGGTCCGAGCTCGCATCGATCGCTTTCCGGGTGAAGGCGACGAAGCCGACGCCGATGGCCAGCCCCGCCGCCCCGGCGCCGTAGGCGACCAGCCGCATCCCGGAGGCGAGGCCGGTCGACGTGCGGGCGAAGATGTGGTTGCTCCGCGTGGACTTCTCCACCGAGCGGTCGTAGCGATCGAAGCCGCGGCCGTCGTAGTCGGCCTTCAGGTCGGCCTCGATCGGTTTGCGCGCCTCGCGGCGGGCCCCGTCGACCGCGCGGTCCCACTCTTTGAGGCCGCGTTTGTCGTGTTCGTAGCCGAGAGTGGCCTTGACCGTGCCGACGTCGAGCCCGCCACCGCCGCCGAGTCCCAGGAAGCTCATCGCCTAGTTCCGATCTTCCGCCCGCATCCGCAACGCGAGCTGCTGCGCGCGCTGCCACGCCTCGTTGCCCGGCCCGTCCTCGCCTTCGGCGCTCTCGGGGTCGATCCCCAGTCGTTCGAGTTCGGCGCGGCGGGCGGCATGCTCGGCCTCCCTCAGCCGCTCTGCGAGTCGTCGGAGGAGGAGCCAGGGGGATCCGAGGGTCTGTTCCCGGGTCCATCCGTAGGCGGCGGCGAATCGGTCGACGAGGAGGGACTCGTCTCCGAGTCGCTCGAGGTCGGCGACGAATCGGTCGAATCCTGTTGGTCCTGCGAAGTGCTCGATCCCATCAGCGGTAGTTCGTCCGTCGTCAGGCCGACCAGCGCCATCAGCATCGGGACCACCCTCTGGACTAAAGGGCCGAACTGCTCCTTGGCGACCTCGACCCCGGCGACCGCCAGCTCTATCAACTCCTCGGCATCGCCGTCGCGGAACAGCTCGCGGCGGCGCTTGGTGATCACCCCCTGCACGTCATCGGCCTCGTCGGCGTCGGCCAACTCCTCGTTGGACAGCGAGATGACGGCGAGCAGCTCGGTGACCGGTCGTTCGGCCGCATCGAAGAGCTCGGGCCAGAGCGCGGCGACGCGCTCCCAGGTCGAGGGCATCCGTTTCAGGTCGAACTTGCCGTCGGCGGCGGTCCAGGCCTCCTCGGTGATCTCAACCGCCCGCTCGCCGAAGCGCAGCTCGGCCTCCGGCCGGGAGAGCTGCAGCTTGTTGCCCTCGACGTAGTCGCGCTCGAAGGCGGCGACCTTCTCGGTCAGGGCGGGGTACTCGCGCCCGATCCGGGCGGCGAGGCGAAGGATCTGCTGGGCCTTGAAGCCTCGGAAGCGGGCGATCCGATAGGACCGCCCGCCGACCGTGACCTCTGCGTTCTCGGTGGCGCTCATCAGACGAACGCCGCGTCTTTGTTGGTGATCACCGCTTCCCATGCCGGGTTGGCGCCGTTGATCTTGAGCGCACCCGCGAGGGACACCTCCGTGAGGCCGCCGGCCGGATTCGGTTCCACCGCCACGTCGGGCGTCCACTTCACGCCCGCCATGTTGAACTGGAATTTTTCTTCCGCCGACTTGGTCAGGAGGAATTTGTAGGCACCAACCGCGGGCAGTGCTTTCAGCGGCTTGGTGCCGGGCGCCGGGTTTTCGTTCCCGTAGACCTCGCGGTTGTAGATTTTCAGCCCGTCCGTGTTCAGGGCGAGCGTCAGCGCGATCGTGACGTCCGGTTCCCCGGCCGCCAGCTCGAGCGGGACGACCGAGTCGGTGTAGACCGGCTCGAGCGCCTCGTTGATCGTGATCTGGAACTGGGACTGCGCGCGGATCACCTGGGCGTTGATTTCGAACGCCGATTCGCCCTCGGTGTAGAGGAAGGCGTTTTCGGCATCGAACGCCTGGACGGGATCCGCGGCGACCTTTTCGCCGGGGTCCAGCGATACCAGCGTCGGCGTGACGCGGACCACCTTCTGCCCCGTCGATCCTTCGATCACGAGCTGGGAGATTTTCGCGTCCGCGAACTTCTCCCGTACGACGTCCGCCGAGCCCACCTTCTTCCACACCGTGGCCCAAAAGCCACCGAGGGCCGAGGGGGTGATGGTGTGGGTTTTGGTTTCGGCTTTGTACGTCTCCTGCCCGGCCATCAGGTAGAGCAGGTAGGCGAGCGTGCCCGGTTGGGCCTGGATGCCCGGATCCCCCGATCCGACGATCGAGTCGACGAAATGCTGGGCGTCACCGAACCGGCCGTCGGTGCCGAACCGCTCGCGCGAGTCGGACCGTTCCGTTTTGACGTTGCCCGTCACCTGGCGGAGCCGTTTGACCGCCGCCGTCGCGGCCGCGCCGCGGGCGGTCTGCTTGGCGATCCAAAGCCCGTAGATCTTGGACTCGACCAACCCCATCAGGAATCACCTCCCTTGGTCGATGCCTTCGAGGACGACTTGCCCGCCGGCACCGACTCCAGGCCGGGATACCCGACCAGCGAGCGCTCCAGCTCGCTTCCGGAGTCGACGACGATCTTGCCGCCGCCCTCCTTCAACGCCTTGCCGACGTCGAACGTCTCGCCGTCACCTACGACCACGGTCCCGGCGATCGGCTCGTCGCCGAGCGCGGCGAATGCTGCCTTCTTGGACTCCATGAGATCCACCGATCTATTTCTTGTGGCGATGCCCGCAACCGAGCCTCGCCGGGTCACTTACGCCGCGAAGGATGCGACGCGGACCGGACGCGTTTGACATCTCGCGCCCGATTTGTCTAGTCTGTAGACACCGAGAACGCAACGAAAGGTGTCCCTGATGTCCACAAGGACCATGCTTCTACTGGTTATCGTCGCCGCGATCCTCGTGGCGCTCCGCTCCGAAGACGGCACGACCCCGGCGATCTGCCTCGCCGTAATCCTCGTCGCCGCCTTCCTCTACCGGCTGATCGTGGAGCGCGACGAGCGCAACGATCGCCTGGAGAGGCGGGAAGACGAACTACGCGAGGCCTTGGAAGAGAAGCAGGACCGTCAGGGCTGATCGGTCAGATAGCGCTGGAAGCTGTACTCGACCCTGAAGGTGAAGCCGAGCTCGGCGTCGTTGTCGATCGGGGTCAGCTCGGCGAACACCATCGACTCGATCACCCGCAGCTCCCCCATGTCCCAGTTGCGGCGGTCGTGCAGGACCGCCCGCATCAGCGCCTCCAGTTCGTAGGCCGCGGGCGGTTTCCAGGCGCGTAGCCGCACCTCGATGTTGTCGTAGCGGTAGGTGTCGCCCTCCCAGGCCCCGGTCGAGGCGCCCGGGAAGCGGAACGCCGAGGCGACCAGTTCGTCGTCGTTCTCGATCGCGTCGGGCCCCGACTCGCCCGGCGCGATCGCCCCGCCCCGCGGCTCGAGCCAGAGCGGGTGGCCTTCGCCGGCCACCGAGGGGATGCGGACCGGCACGGCGGCGGCGAGGAGGGCGTCGCGGAAGTTCTCCAGGAGCGTCGCCATCAGGTCACCTTGTTCACGGCGATCTCGAGCGCGGCCTTGTAGACCGGGGCCATCGCCTTCAGGTTGTCGCCGAGGTAATGGGCCTTGCCGCCGCGGGGGTGGAGGAAGTCGTCTTCGCGCTCCTGTACCGCGGCGTAGACCAGCGGGAATTCCACGGTGCCGAAAGCCGAACCGTCGGGCAGGACCGTGATCGAGTGGGTGGCCGAGCCGCGCAGCGTGCCCTCATCGACCGGGGCGTCGCGCTGGGCGCGTCCCTGCAGGTCCAGCACCGAGGACTCGAGCGCCCCGAGCGCGGCGGCGCGGACCGCGCGGTCGACCATGTCGGCCTCTCGACTCATGCCGCAAGCGTAGGGTGAGTTGGCGACGGACCGCGAGGCCGGGAGGAAGCCTCCGGTCCGCCGCTGGGCTTCAACTCGGGGACGGAGTCTACGCGGCGTTCCCCGCCCACACCCGGCCGGGCCGCGGTTCGATCCGGCCGGGCCGCCGGCGGCCGAGCGAGTCGAAGGCGGGCGCGGGCGTGGCCACGTGCCGGCAACGAGGGTGGAAGGGCGGCAGTACCTCGGCCTTCGGATAGCCCTTCGTCTCTCCGGTCAGTGAGTAGGTGCGGCCGGCGAAGGGCTGGCAAATCGGGCATTCGTTCGCGTGCTGCGTGATCGTGACCAGGTCGTGGCCCAGTTCGAGGCAGCGGTTGGCGGTCCCGATCGAGACGGCTTCGCGGGTCGTGGTCCTGGCGGCGACCTCCGAGTAGACGTCGAGTGGCCAGCGTCGGCCGGCGCGGTCGATGAACGCCGTGGTCCCTTCGCGGACCAACTGCTCGTGGATCGATGCCGAGACCTCGCGCCGGGTGAGGCCCGCGGCGATGCCCTGCTCGACCTGTTCCTTGGCGATCCGGGCGAAGGCGTCGGCGGCCTGGCGACCGATCGTCTTCCGCGCCAGCACGAGCCGTGCGTCCAACTGGCCGGTCATCGCCTTTACGGCATCCTCGTGGACGCCGGAGAAGGTGCCCTGGGCGGTGACCGGGAAGGGTTCGGCCGGCGAGAGAACCTTGTCCACGAGGGTGGCGCCGTCGCGGTAGGACTCGCGCACGGCCTTCTCGACCATCGCCGGGGAGGCGTCCTGTAGCTGCGCCAGCACCTTGTTCAGGGCGGCCAGCTGCTGGCGGCGGAACGCCGCGGTGCCCGCCGCATTCCGCGCGTCGGCGATGGCGATCAACTGCTCGACCCGGCGCCGGGCCCGGACGTAGATGGCGACGAGACGGTCGACGTCGTCATCGGAGGGGATCCGCGGCTCGGCCACGGCGGCCTAGTCCTCGTCGTCTGTCTCGACGGAGATCAAGGCGTGGTAGAGCGCGGTCGCGGTGTTCGCCAGCCCGAGCCCGACCACGCCGCGCTTGGAGGTGCAGCGGAGCCGCGTCAGGCTGTTCTCGCCGTCATCGATCTCCAGGACGATCAGCGCGTCCACGATCTCGCCGTCAATCCCGGCCTCGTCCAACTCGTCCATGAGTTCGGCGGTCAGGGTCGCGATGCGGGCCGAATCAAGCGGCACGGGGCGACCTCGCGGACAGAGACGGGAGGATCGGGCCTTCTCCGTGGCTCAGGGCCCGGCGGGGGATCCCGGCGGGAGACGGGCTCTCAGAGCCTCGGCTCATTTCCGTGGCCTCAGCTCGAGCCGGGTCGTCTCCACGCCGGTCCCGGCCATTTCGGCGAGCTCGGTCGCCGTGACCGTCTCGATCGTGGCGACGAGGACCTGAGCGGGCGCGCGGTCGCGGGTGAAGCTGAGGATGTCTCCGGCCAGCCAGTCCACGAACGGGTCGCGCGTGTCCACGATGAGCAGGCGCCTCACGAAGACGTCGAGCCCGGTGTTGGTGGGGACCCGTTCGCGCTTCTCCTGGTAGTAGCAGCGCGCGGCGCCGACGAAGAGGTCCTGACCGGGGCCGGGCTCGATCGAGGCCCCGGGCTCTTCGCTGCGCCCGCCGCGGGTGGCCAGGACCAACGTCGCGTTCGTCTGCGCGGGGGCCACGGTCAGGGCCGCGCCCGGGCGGCGTTGGGCATCAGGCCGGTGGAGGCGAACATCAGCGCCGCCTCGTTGCCGAAGATCTTGCCCTGACCGCCGCTGCGGCTGAAGTCGGGGCCCGAGACGGAGTCGAAGTAGATCCCGCGGACGAGGTCGGGATTGACGAAGAGGTGGGCGCCGAGAACGGCAACCGTCTCACGCAGCCGGACCCACTGCCAGGGCAGGACATCGGACTCCGCGATCTTTAGGCCCTGCTGCGGTCCGTCTTCGTGGATCGGCCGCTGGCCAAGCGCCTTCTCGATGATCGCCGTGGCCAGGCGTAGAAGCCTGCTGGCCATCGCGTCGGGCATCGTCACTTCCGTCGCTTCCGCCTCGGAGCGCAGCTCTTCGATGGTGATATAGGACCCGTTCCATTCAGCGCCGCCGCCGGTTTCTTCGATCTGGCTCATTCTTCCGGCGCAATCGGTCCGAGATCTTCGGGCACCCCGACGGTGAAGTAGGGCGCCCCGGCCTTGCCATTGGGCCAGGTCTGTGGCTCGCCGTTGTCCCAGACCACTTCGAGCTCGCCCTGATAGAGCCCCGCTTTTTGCAGGTCATCGGCCTCCCACGGATACTCCCACCGTCCCGCCGGCGCGTCGAGGATCGTCAACGGGCCGGTGGCGATGCGGCGAGCAAGTCCCTGTTCGGTTTCTTTCGTGTAGAGGTAGAGGTGAACCTCCAGTGCATCGGTCAGGTCAACTGCGACGCCGTTGGCTTTGAGCGTGCCGCGTAGGTATTGACGTTGGTCGCCACGCTTGATCACAAAATCGGCGGCCAGGATCGCTGTGAGGTCCACTAGATGCCCCCCCCCAGTTCGACCGTCGCCTCGTAATCGTCCAGTTCGACCGTCGCCTCGTAATCGTCCAGTTCGACCGCGAGTTCGCCGCCGAGGTCCGGAGGCGCCTCGCCGCCGCGTTCCATGACGAGGGTGTAGCGCGCGATCTCTTCCCCCGACAGGGGTTCCTGGCCTGAAGGAGCCATGGCCATGAGGAAGGGGAGCATGGAGCCGTCAGCCATCGTTTGTGGCGAGCCCAGTGCCGATTCGCGCGCGCCGATAAGTAGATGTTGTGCGTCTTGGGCCGTACGGAAGCTGCCCAGTGTCAAAGTTCCAATCGACGCGCCATTGAGATAGACCGTGACATTGCGCGTCGAATCGTCATACGCGACGGCCCAGATGATCCTCTTTCCGAATTCCCAGACTTTGCCGAATGAAATTTCGGAAGCGGAGTTCCCAAATAGGACAGAACCATCAGCTAGGACCTTGAGCCCATTGTGGTTGCTCCCGATCCGGCCTCCGAATACGGCGCACAAATCCGAAGCAGGTTTGATAAGAGAGGCCGCCCCCATGAACACCCTCGACGTCCCCCTCGCAAAGGGACCTATGTCAGATTCGGATTCGTTGGGGGTGCCTGCCCATCCTGCGAGGCCGGAGGCGAGTTGTTCGGGGGTGGGGGCGAACGGGCCTACCGTCGCGCCGCGTTCGTAGATCGGTTCCTTCCAGGCGAATTTGCCGGTCACGACTTCAGTCAATGCAGCAGATGCCGTGACGATGATGAAGGGGTTCGCGATAGCCGTCCCGTTCGGCACAACGAATGTGTGGGTCGATTCACCCGGGGTCGCGACGAGCTGACGCAGTGTGCTTAAGAATGTTCCTTCGGCATTACGGAAAGTCAGCCCATAGGCGATGGTAAGTCCGCTACCTTCGAGCACAGGGAAGTTGATGCTAGCTGTGAAGCTTTCGCCCGGTTTTACCGCAAATCCGTCTTTGCCTACGCTGCCCGGACCCAGGTTGCCCGTTGGCATGAATTGCGTGTTACCGCCAGTTCCGGCCGCTGAGGTACAGACCGCGTAGGTAAGGCCAGGTTCTTTTTCTTCCACCGTCGTGGTGCCGAAGTTCTGGGAGAAGAAGTTTTTCCACTTCTTCAGCGGGTTGCTGCACAGGTTCGTCCTCGTCACCAACCCCGAGTCCCCATAGCCGGACACCCCATCGAGCACCGCAGATGCCCCACCCTGTATGAGGCCGGGTGTCTGGAGGGTCGCACCACCTTGGAGCGAGAGGTCCGGTACGCCCGGAAGCGACCCCAGGTTGGGAGCCGTGGTGTCTCCTGCGGCGGGGTTGTAGGCGAGGGCTATCTGGGGGTTCGCCTGGATTTCTTCGAGCAGGCGGTCGCGGTGTGAAATTGCCGGCATGGATGAGAGGCTAGGGCCGCCCTCAGACGCAGCGAGGCCGCGGGGGGAAAGGACTGACCCCGCGGCCTCGCGCCTCGCTACCCGCCGCGACCCCCAACAAGACGCCGGCGGGGAGATGGTGGGACGGACTAGAGCTCGATCGTCCGCCCGCAGTCGCAGCAGTGGGCCATCGTCGCGACGCGCCCGGCCTCCTGGATCTGACCGTCGCTGGTTTTCTTGGGCGGCACGTCCTGCTCGTAGACCTCGACCCGATCGGGGTTGGCCGGGCAGCCATCGGCGTGCGCGCGATCGGGCATCGGCGAGCTCTTCGCCTTCTTGGTGCCCTTCGGCTTGTCCACGTCGGCCGCCGCGCCGGAGTCGCTCGAGCCGCCGCCGTCTTCGGCTCCGGTCTTCTCGGCCGCATCGCGATCGGCGATCGCCTGGCGCACGTCGTCGACCTTGATCGCGCCGCCGGCACCGGTGCCCTTGACGTCGGCCAGGTCGATCGATTCCTTTCGGGCCAGCTCGGCCGCCTTCTCGGATGCGACGGGGTCGCTCATCTTTCGCTCCTTCGGTTGGATTGCGGATCCGCCGGCGGAGCGTAGCCCGAAACGCAGACGGGCCGCCCGAAGGCGACCCGTCCACGATCCGTACTCCCCACTTCTCGGCGGGGAGGATAGACGGCCTAGTCGGTCGTCTCGACCCCGCCCTTCAGGCCCTTGGTGTCGCCGATGTTCTCGGTGCGGGGGTTCTGTGCGACCCCGCCCTCGAAGTGCTCGGCGGTGTCACCGAGGCGACCGCGGTAGTCACCGCGCGTCTTGCCCGGGCCCAGGGCGTCCTCGGGGCCCTGCGGCTCGTTGCCGCTCGTGGACTCCATCGGCACGCCGGTCGTGTCGGCGCGGACGGGCGCCTCGGTCGTCTTCGTCTTCGTCTTCGTCTTCGTCGCCATCATCGATCTCCTCTCGGATTCCGTGGTCTACGCGGGGTCTATTTTTTGACGCCGCGCAGACGGGCCGCGCCCGGGCCGAAGACGGCGAGTCCGCAAAAGAACTCGATCCGGGTCCGGTAGGCCGGTTTCGCCTGGAGTTCGCCCAGGTCCTTGACCTGGACGCCGCCGTTGGTCAGGCCGGTCACGGCGCGATCGCCCTCGTCGGAGCCGAAACGCACGGCGTAGATCGAGCTGCACACTTCGCCCGATTCGCCCTGTTTTTCGGTCTGCGGCAGGATGCGCGCGCCGGCCAGGTTTTCGCCTAGGTCCACGAACGGGATGCCGTTGTAGAAATCGACGACTTTGCCGAACTCGTCGCGTTCCTGCTGCCAGAACCCCTCGCGCCGGGCGGCCGAACGCAGCCACGCCTTGACGAGGTCGTTCATGTAGAGGGCCGAGGGCTGGCCGCCCTTCACCGCGGCGATCAGTTCATCGAGCTTGTCGAAGAAGGCATGCCGGTCGTCGGAGGATTCCCCGATCACCGAGAGGCCGTTCGCCCCGGCGTCCAGCACCTGCGTGCCGACGAGGCGCTTCTTGAGCCCGTCGAAGCTGTTCGCGTCGACCGACGAGTCGCCGTTGATGAAGGCGTCCTGGAACTTGTAGGAGGCCGCCTTCACCTTCATCTTGTCCTGCTCGGCCCGCTGGTCGTTCAGGTTCCCGCGGGTCTGTTGGATGAAGGTGTCCACGTCGGCATCGCCGCCGAGGATCGTCAGCGTCTCGGTCTTCTGGTTGAAGGTGCCCGTCGACTCCGAGTAGGCGCTGTTGACGGCGCGGAACTCCACCCCGGGCAGCGTCGCCTCCTCGTTGTAGGCGTAGGCGTTGCCCTCGATCGGCTTCAAGGGAATCCGGTCGAGGACTTTCGATTCCTGCACGAACGTCTCGATGACGCCGCGCTGTAGTTCGTTCTGGGAGAGTTTCGCGCTCTCCACGAGAGTCAGGGCCATGTCGGCTTTCCTCCTTAGTCGTCCGACCCGCCCTCGTCGCCACCTTCGTCACCGGCGTCCTCCTCGGAGGACTCATAGGCCTTCCGGATCCGGTTCACACCGGTCGGTTCGTCCTTGCCCGTCTCCTTCTCCTTGCCTTCCTCGCCGTCCTTGCCCTTGGGCTTGGACTTGGATTTCGGCTTGGTGTCATCGACGGTGCGTTGTTTCTTGGTCGAGACCATGTAGGGCTCTTCCGTGGCCAGCTTCTCGAGCGCCGACTCGATCGAGTCTTCGTCGGTCAGGTCATCCGAGTCCAGTTGCTTGATGGCACGTTTGGGATTGCGGAACCGCAGCCTCGTCGCCACATCGATCGCGGTCGCGGCCTGTTCGGCGGCGACGCGCTTCTCGTCGGCCTCTTCGGCTTTCGACTCCGCTTTTTCCACCCGCTTTTCGAGCTTGGCGATCCGCTCATCGTCCCCGTCCTTGCCGTCACCCTTCTTGGCGGCGGCCTCGACTTCGGCCTTCAGCTCCTCGACCTGCGCCTCGACCTTCCCGAGCTCTTTCGCGTGCTCCTTGTTGGCATCACGAAGTTCCCGGTCCTTCTTGGCGATGGCCGCTTTGAGCTTGTCGGCCTCCTCTTTGCTCAGAGGCTCGTCGTCGTCGTCGCCACCCATGATCGGCGGGAAGCCCACCACGGCCTCGAACGCCCGGGCGAACTCCCGGCAATAGGAGGGGTCGTGGCGACGCTCCCAATCGAACTTGGGTGCGGCGGCGATACGGCTCTCGATGTCCTGCACGTGGATCTCCTGTTCTCGGTATTACCGGCGGTTTGGTGACCCGCTCCTACGCGGGGGGCTAGCCGACCTCGCCCTACGAACCGACCGGTTCCGGAGTCGGAGCCGGTGGCTCCGGTTTCGGTTTCGGCGGTTCGTCTTCTGGATTCCCGGCCGGGAGGCCGAGTCCTACGAAGCTGTTGGAAGCCTGAACGTCCTTCCGGATGCGATCGACCTCTTCGGCGATCTGCTCTTCGGTCCAGTCGGGGTGGAGGCCCGCGACGGCCGTCTCGACCGACTCGACCGGACCGCCGACGGCGGTCGTGTGCCTGGCGACCTCCTCGGTTTCGTCGCGCGGCAGCGGGTCCTCGCGTTCGACCGCGGGCGCGGTGCCGGAGTCGGAGTAGCTGCGCCCGTATCCGCCGATCGATCCCGAGAGCCCGTCGAGCAGCATCGCGAGCTGAAGGATCTTCGGCACCGCGTCGTCCCAGGGTCGCCCCGAGCCACGGGAACTGGAGGTCGCAGGCAGGAGCTTCACGCGCAGCGCGGTGCCCGACTCCGCCGTGCCTTCGCCGGCGGCTTCACCCTCGCCTATGAAGGAGACGGTGAGCCCGCAGCGCGAGGCCAGCACCTTGACCAGCTTGTTCTGCCACGTGACGAGGGCCTCGGCATCGAAGGAGTACTCGAGCAGTTTGAACAGGTTGGCGCCGGGGTCCTTGCCGAGCTCGGTGTCCATCGACCCGGCGACCAGGACGTCCTCGCCCGCGTCGAAGGCCATCGCCGGGACCGGGGTCATCGATCCGTCGCCGTTGTCGATCGCATCGGGCAGGGTCGGCTCGCGGCGAGTCAGCGACTCGGCGGGCACCACGGCGCGCTTCTTGCCGGCCAGCCGGACGTTCTCGACGCCGATCGTCATCGCCTCGTTCAGCGCCAGCATGATGTTCTCGGAGCCCTTGTAGACCGAGCGACCGAGGGCGCGGTCGCGGTCGCGCCGATAGATGACGCGGCCGGCGAGCATGTCGGGCAGGCCGTGCTCCCAGACCGCCTCCAGGTCTTCCGTCTCGGAGAAGTCATCGAGGTTTTTGCCCTGGCCGAGTGAGTCCTTGTAGCCGTAATAGAGCCGGTGCTCGATCCGCCCCACGGACTGGATCTCCAGGAGGCGCCAGATCGGCGGGTTGGCCTCGCGGACCGGCGCGGTCGGATCTTCGAATTCGGTCACGAAGGCGGCGGCGACCAGAAGCGGGCCGATGTAGAGCGGGATGACGAGCTCGCGGGAGTGGAAGGTGACGATCGGGCAGGGCGCGAGGTTGGTGTCGTTGCGCTCGATCCGCCACCACACCTCGCCCTCCGACGCACGGAGCTGCTCGGCCCAGTGCAGCTCGGAGGGGAGCTGCGAGGTGACGACGATCCGGTCGAGGTTGCCCTGGTCGGAGCTCCCCGCGGCCTTGAACTTCGGATCCTCGCCGTAGAGCAGGTCGGCCTTGGCGGTCGAGATGCGATCGCCGATCGGGTCGACCACGTAGTTGCGGCTCGCGGGCCATTCGGCCTCGTTGCGCAGCGTCGGCTCGTCGGCTTCGCGGAAGGCGGCGCGGCGCGCGACCTCCGCGATCCGGTCGTTGTCGAAGGGCGGCGGCCATCGCGTTTCGGCCTCGATCTTCCGGATCAGGAGGTTGGCGGCGAATTCGGTCACGACCGTCAGCATGCCCGACCGCGCAGACGCCTACTCCTCCGCGGCGTCGGCCTCGTCGTGCTCGTCGCGCACGGCGCGGAACCGGCGGGCGCTCGGCGCCACCCCGGCCAGCAGCGCGTCGGGACCGTGATCATCGCCCTTCTCGACTTTGCCCGAGTCGTCGTCCTTGAACTCCAGGCCGCGGAGCTGCCGCAGGAGGATCGGGCAGCCCGGCGAGATCGCGAGCAGCTGCGTGGTCGGCGGCCGCGGGCCCCACGCCTCCTCGTTCCAGGGCGTCGGCAGGCCTTCGGCGAGGGCATCGGCGATAGGCACCCCGGCGCGGTCGCAGGCGGTGACGAACTTCTCGGCCCGGCGAAAGAGACGGCGCAGGTATTTGATCGACTCGTCCTTGTAGGTCGAGAACGGGATCTTGACCGACTCCAGCCGTGGCCAGCGCGAGCCGCGGGCGGTGGCGACGAAGGTCCGCATCGACTGCACGCCGGCGGCGTCGTAGTGGACGGCGGCGATCTCACCGAGTTCGGATGCCACCCCCAGGAGCGGCTCGACCAACTCGGAAGGCTCGCGGTGGGCGTGGGCGACCTCCGACACGGCATAGAAACCGCCGCGCTCCAGCGGCCAGAGGACCACGCCGTGGGTCTGCTCGCCGAAGTCGATCGCCGGGACCGGGCCGCGGACCGGCGGCGCGGGCGGCGGCATCTCCCCGCGTTCGCGCCCCAGATCGAGCGCCGCGCCGATCCGCTCGGCGGCGTTGATCCCGGCCGGCGGGTAGACCTTCGAGCCCGGGCGGCCCTGAAGCGCGTGCTCGACCGTTTCGGGGTGCTCGGCCTGGAACTCCTCGTCGGTCAGGTAGTTTTCCGCCTCCTTCTCGCGCCAGCTCGGATCGCGCCGTTTCGGGTCGGTGCTCGCCGGCAGGAAGACGAAGTGGATGTTGCCGCCCGACATCGCTTTGGCCACGAGCTGCGCGTAGGCCTGACCGTCGCCGGGGACCTCGGCGGGACCGTTGCCGGTCGAGAGCACGATCGCCCGTCCCTCCTGGCCGAGCGTCGGCTGGACCGCCGTCCACGTCTCGCCGAACTGGCGGTTTTTCACGAAGGCGGCCTCGTCGCAGATGACCAGGGTCGCCGTCTCCTGGCGGGCGGAGTCGGGCGTGCCCGGCAACGAGGCCATCTCGCCCCGGCCGACCAGGCCGAACCGGGTGTTGGAGCGCCGCGTGTCGCCGGCCTCGACCGGGCGCAGGAACGGCGGCAGGAGCTCTACGATCGCGCGGGCGCGCTGGATCAATTTCGAGGCGTCACCGCCGTGCTTGGAGAGGGCGAGGATCCGCGCGACCGGGTTCTCGTGGTCGAAGGCGAGCAGGTGCATCGCGTCGTGTAGGGCGAGCCAGGTCATCCCGAGCTGACGCGCCTTCAGCCAGACCTGCCGCAGGTAGGTGCGGATCTCCAGGAGCACCTCACGCTGCTCGGGCCAGAGGTCGAACGGGACGCGGGGCCCGGTGGGCGGTTTCAGGTGACCGTAGGCCTCGGTGAAGTAGGCCCAGCCCGGCACCCATTCGCCGGTCAGCGGGTGGATGCCACCATCGGCCACCTTGCGGCGCTCGGCCTCCTCCCAGGCGACGTCGTAGGCGACGTCCTCGGCCAGGACCAGACGTTGTTCGATCGGCAGCCAGCGGACGGCGTTGGGCAGGAACGGCTGGATCGCCACGTCGCCACCGCACTTGGCGAGCGTCCACGCGGCGAGCGCGCGGCGTTGGGAGTCCGAGAGTAGGCGCACCTCATCGGTGACCAGGCCGGTCCCATTCACGCGGCGCTCCGTTTCACGCGAAACGCCTAACGGCGCCGACGGGCGTTACCGGTGAACCTCTGGGAGGCGAAGGACTCGCGCCCGCCCGGTCGGGCGCTCGAACGTCGCCACCGGCCGACGAGGCTGCGCAGTTCGCCGCGCGCGGTCCAGCCGACCTGCCGCAGGTCGCGGCGGATCCCGTCGGCGAAAAAGGCCACGCCGGTCAGCGCGAGCGCCTCGAGGACGATCCACCCGGCCAGTTCGAAGGGCGAGCGCCAGTGGCCGGACAGCGCCAGCCAGGCGAAGCCCGCCGCACCGGCGCCGAAGACGAGGACAAAGAAGCCGTTCAGGATCACCGACCAGAACGCGATCGTCGAGGCCGGGACGGCCAGGACGACCTCTCGCCCCCGACGTCGCCTGCGGCTCATGGCCGGTCGTCCTCCGGCGCGGGCGTCTCCATTTCGTCCTCGACGTCGCGCCTGATCGCCTCCAGGCGTTGACCGAGGTCGACCGGGATCGCGCCCTCGCGCGTCTCTTCGAGGGCTGTGTGCCACATCTCGAGGACCTCGGCGGCATCGGTGGGGAAGCCCTGCTTCGTCAGCCGCTCGGAGATGGCCGCGAACCAGAAGCCGACCGCCTTGTCGACGTGGTCCTTGGTCAGCATCGCCACGGCGCCCTCGGTCGGATTGCCGACCGCCAGCGAGACGGGCGGGTGACCGGTGCCGTGGACGACCAGCTCCAGCAGCGCGCCGTTGGCGATCGCCTTGCGCTCGCCGTCATCGAACGTCCACGTCGTGACGAAGGCCGGGTGCGCATTCTCCTGGACCTCACCGAGCTCGGGGTCATAGGCCTGGATCCGTTGCGCCGGGAGGACACGGTCCTCGCCGGCGCCGGGAAGCGTCAGCTCGGTGTCTGTGCCCTCGGTGCGGACGGCCTTCATAGCGGGAGGATCCCGGCCTCATCGACCTTGACGTAGGTCACGAGGTTCTCGGCGCTCACGGTGATCGGATCGGCGTAGCCGTCGCCGGAGACGGTCGTCTTCGCCACCGAGATCGTCTGGTGGGAGTCGATCCCGAGCGCCGAGAGGACGCCGCGCTGGACCGCCGTGACGCCTTCCCGCGCCGCCTGCTCGCTCGAGTAGCCCTCGCCCGTGGCGATGATCTCATTCTCGGCCGTCGCGCCCGCGGCGCGCAGATGCCAATAGTGCCTGCCGTCCGACCCCTCGCTGTACTCGAACCGCGCCTTCTCCATGTCGCCTCCTTCGTTGCGTTCTCGGATGCTGCCCGAGAGACGCTACACCGGAGTGCGGACTCAGCGCCAGACCTTGACCCGCGCGGCCACGCCTTCATCAAAGGATGACGCGGGGTACTCGTGGAAGGCGACCTCGCCGCCGTTGTAGTTCGAGCCGTTGGAGGCCGACGTGTTGCCCGCCCACGTTTTCACGGTGCCGTCCTTCTGGACGCCGGACATCGCGACCACCACGTGATCGAAGCCCGAGAGGGTCAGGATGTCGAACGGGCGGACCTTGGAGATCGGCACGGCCTCCAGCCCGTTCCGGCCGGCCTGGGCGTCGCGGATGATGTATTCGGCGTAGCCCAGGCGGATCCGCTCGGGGATCACCGCGCCACCGAGGTGGACCAGGAGCCAGCAGGCCGCGCAGCCGCACCAATAGACCGGGCCGGTGTAGCCGGTGAACTTGATCATCTGCCCGACCAGCACGCCCCAGTTGGAGCCCGGCGGTTCCTCGTGGGTGCCGATCAACGCCTTCGCGTCGGCGGCGAGGTGGGAGGGCGGCCCCTGGTAGCGGCGACGGAGGCGCTTGCGGTACCCGCCGCGGCGCTTGGCGGCGAGACGCTCGAGGCGGGTCGCGTGGCGCTCGCCGCGGACCAGCGCCTGCGTCTGTTTGGAGATCGTGTGCCGGGAGAGCGCCTTCTGGTTGCCGGCGCGGATCCCGAGTGAGAGTGCCGCCTGCTTGACCGCCGAGAAGGTGTCCTTGCCGAGGTCGTCGTCCACGTCGACCTTGTGGTCGATCTTGAGTTTGGCCAACACGTGGTTGGCGCCCTTCTGCAGCTCCCCGACGTCCTCGCCGCGGACGTGGGGCGTGGTCAGCTCGAGGCGACGGTGGATGTGCTCGTGGACGTGCTTGGTATCGGTCACGGGATTCCTCTCGGTCGGTGTCTCGGGGAGTGTGCGCCGCACGATGGACGGAACGGGGCCCGCCGCCCACCTTGAGCGACAAAGCGGCGGGCCCCTGCGCCCCGGCCGGGTCGGCAGGGGTAGACCCGGCGCGATGACGGTAGCGGGGGATCCCGGCGGCGTCTAGGCCGCGGCGGCCAGGAGGCCGGAGTGAGCGGTGATTTCGGCGTCCTCGCCGAGCCGGGCTTCCACCTCATCGACCATCGCCGCCTCGAGGTCGGGCACGAGCACCTCGACCACGGCGACCGGCAGGTGGGCGCGGCGCGCCACCCGGCCCGGGCGCAGCCCGGCGCGACCCCGCTCGACCAGCTCGCGGTGGGCGGCCTCGCGGATCCGCAGGCGCTTCATGTCGTTCGTGATCTGCTCGGGCGTGCGCATCGCGAATTCAAGGTAGCGCGGCCGGACGACACGACCCCGGCGGAAAGGAACGCCGGGGTCGTGATCTGGGATTTCCTGGCGCCTTGGTCGCCGCCGGAAGTGGAGGTCCTTGTGCGCGACCTCCTATGCGCCGCGCATGGTCACCAAGGCGCCGGACGGAGCTTCTCCGCGGCCTGGCGGCCCTTCTCGGTGAGAAGCAGCGTCCACCCGTCTTCGATCAGGCAGCCCGCGTTACGCAGCGTCACGACGGCGACCCGGTATCTGGCCGCGGGCCAGTCGAGTCGGCCGTCCTGCGCGATCGCCCACTCCAGCAGCTGCCGCTCGTTCGGCGTCGGGCGTCCGCGAACGGCGAGGTCGGCGACGCAGACCCGCCGGGTCGCGCCGGAGGGATAGGAGATGCGCGCCATCTCGTCGCCTCGCTCCAGCAGGTAGGCCTCGCCGGAGCCATCGCCCACCCGGTAGCGGCGCTCGGGCGAGATCGGGGTCGCGCCGCAGCGGTTCACAGCGTCTCGTTGGCGATCCGGTAGAGGGTCGGGTCATCGAGACGCTCCTCGATGGCGGTCGCCAGGTCCCGAAGGAGCTCCGCGTCACCGCGCGCATGGGAGGCGATATCGAGGACCTCGTCGTGGAGGAACGAGTCCACGAGGCCTTCGCGGCGCCACCGATCGCAACGTTCGGCCGTGATCGCCATGCGCGATTCCATCTCGCGCAGCCTGCGGACCAGGTCCAGGGAGGTCGGCATCAGCACGCTCCTTTCGGTCGGCGGAAGGCCAGCTCGCGTTGGATGGCGGCCATGCGCTGCGGATTGCGCTTGACCGCCGGGTCCTTCAGGAGCGCCTTCAGGCGTCGGTGCGACATCCGCTCGTAGATCGAGCCCGAGCCCGAACCGCTCATCGCCGCTTCGCCCAGGCATCGACCGACTCCAGGACCGACGCCAGCTGCTTGACCTGGATCCTCAGGCCTTCAAGTTCGTTGCGCAGGACCATGGATGCGTTCTTGGGGAGGCCCTCGATTGCCTTCCGGATCGCGACATCGACCCGGGAGGCAGGCTTTCGGTTCAGGATTTCCCGAACGTTCTCGGCGGCGCGGTGAGCCGCCCGCTCGCGCTCATCGTCCCGAGCGGTCCTTATCCGCTCCTTGGCTTCCTCCTCAACTCGGCGGGCCTCCTGCACCGCGGCGTCGGCGAAATGGCGCGCCGCGGCATCCCAGCCGCGCTGCCAGACCCGCTCGGAGGCGACGGACAGATCCTCCAGGGTGAGACTTCCGAGCAGCTCCACCGGCGCCTGGTGAGCGGTGAAATCGAATGGATCGGACATCGACTACCTCCTGTCGTACTGCGTTCTCGGTGTGATCAGGCTACGTCTCCGGGCGGCGCCGGGGGATCCGGGCCGCCCCAACGGTCGACCGTGCGCTTGGCGATGCCCCCGCCCCGGCCGACCACCTTGCCATTGGCATCGACCGAGACGTAGCGTGGCCCGGCGGCGGCTTCGGCCATCAGGCGCTCGCGCGTCTTGTCGTGGGCCTCGGCGATCTTCGCCTGCTGCACGGGATCGATGCCACGTTCGCGGTTGCGCTTCTTGGAGCGCTCGATCTGCGCGCGGGTCGGCATCACGCCGCCGCCTCGGCCTGGAGGCGCAGGATGCCCAGCCGCAGCTCGTCGCGCGTGGCCGCCGCGCTGACCTGCGCGACGGGCATTCCCCAGCGGAGCGCCTCGCGCTCCAGCGAGGCCCACGAGAGGCGACGGAGCCGTTCGCCTTCGACCGCGGCGTTGGCGATCGGCCCGGTCGGAAGGTCGCGTTCGCGGCGGCGTTGGCGAAGTCCCTCGACCGCGCTCACTCGTCCTCCTCGCCCTCTGCCTCCTCCGCGGATTCCGCGGCGCGGCGAAACGTGCAGAGAAGGCATTGGCACGTGTCGGCCTCCTTGGCATCGAACGGCACCGGGTCCAGCCGCATCGCCCCGAGCTGCGCGCCGAGGGCGAACGCCTGCACGGCCACGTTGATCCGCTGATCGCCCTGCGGGAAGACGACTTCGAGTGCCCGCTTGACCTTCACCCCGTCGAGGCCCTGCTCGCAGATGATCTCCAGCCAAGGCTTCTCGTTGCGCTGAAGGTGGTGGAAGACGTCCACGATCGCATCGGTGTCCAGCGTCGGCTCGCTCATCGTTTGCCCAGTCCGTCGGAGTCGTCCATGTCCTCGGCCTTCGGTGCCTCGTCCCCCGAGAGGGCCTCACGACCGGCGCGGATCGTGCGTTCGAGGTTCTCGATCCGCCGCTTGTCCGCCTTCGCCACCTTCGCGTTGATCGCGACCGTCTTCCGCAGAGCCTCGATCTGCCCTTCGAGCGTGCGCGAATCGGTGAACCGCTCCAGCACGTCGTCGGTGATGCCGGGGATCCCCTCGAGGATCGTCTCGCCCGGCTGCTCCCCGTCGCGGGCGCGGTAGTAGCCCGGCCGGAACGGCACGGCCTTCGTCCGCGAGGGCGGCGCCCAGGCGGGCCGTGGGGCCGAATAGTCCTGCATCGTGATCCGGCCCTTCAACTCGGCCACGTCCTGCTGGTGGACCCGCTGCTCCTCCGCCAGGTCCGCCTGCAACTGGGCGATCCGTTCTTCTAGGGCCCGTCTCCGCTCGAGCATGGCCCGGCGGATGGGGAGCGGGTGGTCCAGCGCGGTTCGCCGCGATGCCCCGGTCAGCGACCAACGGATCTTGGTCGAATCGCCGTATCCGCCGTGGTCGAAATCGGCCATGATGATGCCCAGCGACTGGAGCTCTCCCAGGAGGGTATCGACCTCCCCGACCTCTATCCCGGCCCAATCCGATAGCGCGGGTGAGGTGGTCCATTCCGTCGGCAGTAGTTCGAACCACCGCAGGATCAGGGTCCGTTCAGCGACCCGTTGGGAATCCGCGATGTCCTGCTTGCGCGACTTGCCCATGCGTACGTCCTTTCGTTTGCGTTCTCGGTGTCTACAGACTAGACAGATTCCCGGCGGCGCGTCAAGTGCGCGCCTTGCCCGACGATTTCTGGGCCAGCTTGCGTTGCGTCTCCGCGCCCGCCAAGAACGCCTCCAGCGCTTCGTCGGGCATGTCGGCCACCCGTTGCTCGGCGGCGGCGCGGGCGGCGGCCGAGCGACCTTTCTCGCCCTCGATCTCCAACGGTCCGCCGCGGTGCCCGCCGACGTTGGTCGTCGACTGCCCGCGGGCGAGGCGCTCGGTCTGCACGACCCGCGGGATGGCGCGCGCCGTGGTCGCCGCCAGCGGGACCAGGCGGTCCAGGTCCAGCTTCCTGAGCACGTCGGGATCCTTCTCGATCCGCCGCATCAACTCGAGGCTCGGCGCGGCCATCGCCTCCAGCGTGGTTACGGCAAGCTCGGCCTGCCGACGTCCCCGCGCCTCCAGCTCATCGAGGATCGCCTCGTCCTGGCGCTTGGCCGCCTCGGCCTCGAAGGCATCGACGCGGGCGACCCAACGGTGGGCCGCCGACCAGCGGTCCATGAGGCTCTTGTGCTTGCCACACGCGCGCGCCACCTTCGTCGTACTGCGGGCGGCGCCTTCGAGCAGGTAGGTGCGGAAGGCGGCGTAGGCGACCGCGGACTCGTTGGGCTGGCGATCCCACGGGTGTTCCGGGGCGGGTGCGCGTATCGGTTTCGCTTTCGCCTTCCCCTTCGGTTTGGGTTTGCGTTTGGGTGCCATCAGCTACGCATCCCGGCCAGCTCGACGTCGCCCAGGGATTGATCGCCCGCGTAGGACCAACCGAATCGGGCGCGGCGCGCGAACAGCTCCAGGTAGGGACCGGGCGACCAGGCCTCGACGTGGTCCAGGAACGCGTCGGGCTTGGCGGAGTGGATCTTGCCCCCCCCCTTCGCATAGGGCTGTCGCCAGAAGTGCACCCCCATCGGCTCGGAGGCCTCGAAGGGGAGCGAGCCACGCACGGCCACGAGGATCGGCTCGTGGTCGTTGGCGAGCGCGCGGGTGCCCATCCCCGGGTTGCGCAGCCCCCAGATGATCTCGCCCACCGGCCGGAAGCCCCAGGCGCGGGCGACCTCCGCCGCGTCACCCTCGCGGAACATCCTGCGCGTCGCCCAGAGGTAGAGGTGCGCGTCATCCTCGGCCAGGTCGGTGACCGGGAGCGCGGCGATCTCGTCCACCGGCATGAACTCGTACGGGACCTCGGTCGAGCGGGCGCGCCGCCCTCCCGCGGAGAGCCTGGCCTCGATCTCCCACGGTGGATCGGCGACGATCGTCCGGTAGCGCATCTAGGCGATCCCCTCCAGCTGTGGATGCGTGGCCTTCACGGCATCGCGGTGGCTACGGTCGGAACGTGCCGTCATCGAACCGATCAGGGATGGTTCGCGCCGGAACCTCTCCCACTGCTCGCCCACCGCGCCGGATCCCGGGAAGAGGTCGGTGAACTCGTCGTCGGCCTGGAGGCCCGCACACTGGAAGAGCCAGCGGCAGAAGGCGGGCGGCTTGGCGCCGGTCACGTGCCCGTCGGGGGTGGGCCGCATCGTGTAGAGCTCTATCGGGCAGTCGAGCGAGTCGTTGGGCCGCCAACCCGCCCGCGGCGGCCGGCGCGGGTTGCGCAGGATGACCGGCTCCCAAGTGTTCGTCAGCCATTCGACCCCCGGGCGGCCCACCCGCTTGTGCCAGGAGAGGACGCTGACGCCGGTCCCCGTCTTCCAGTCGCCCGGGGTCTTCGGGTTGGGCAGCGAGGGTGGGCAGAGCCGGAGCACCATCGGCAGGGCCTTGGCCGAGGTGCAGAGGGCCCAACCGTCGTAGTCGCGCTCCAGGCGGGTGATCAGCTCGGCGTGGTCGACCTCGCCGGCGAAGTCCTCATGGTCGCCGTAGATCGCGCGGCTCTTGCCCGGGTAGGGCGGGTCGGCGAAGCAGAACCTCATGCGACCGCCTCCTCCGGGCGATCGAGCACCGGGGCGAGCAGATGGCCGAGGATCGCCCTGGCCAGAGGTGGCGGCACGGCGTTGCCGATCTGGAGGTAGCGGGCACTCTTCGTGCCCCGGAACGGGAAGTCGGCGGGGAAGCCTTGGAGGATCGCGGCCTGCTCGACCGATACCCGGATCGCGTCTTTTTGTTGGGAGCCCGACTCGTTCGGATCGTGCCAACCCGGGGCCGAGACTCGCGGGTCGCCCTGGAGACGCCGGTCGTAGCTCCACTTGACCGAGTTGGCGGCGTGGCCGAAGTGGAGCGTCGGGGCGGGCTCGCACTCGTCGCGCTCGGTCGCCTTGGTTCGGTTGCCCTGGCGGAGCTTCCACGACATCGGTGGGTCGACGTGCTCGTCCTTCGGCCGAATCTGCCACCGGGAGGACTTGCCGTCGATGGTCGGCGCGGGCGCATCGACCGGGCGTTCGTAGGGGACCATGTCCTCCGGGTCGCGCGAACTGGACATCGAGTTCCTGCCGGTCCGCAGGGTGAGGCCGTGACCGTGGATCTCCAAGGCCTCGGCCATCGAGATCCACGGCAGCAGGTCGCGATCCTCCGGCAGGACGATCCGGTCGGTTTCGAGCGCCGCCTCGAAGAGCTGCGGATGCTCGGGTGCGGAGCGCGGTTTGACGTAGCGGGCGTAGGTCGCCGGCGGCGGGGTGACCTCTGCCTCGCGGTCGGCCATCAGGATCGCCCTGACGCGCGTCTGCGGCACGCCGTAGCGCTCGGCCGAGAGGAGGCCGGCCCAGACGTCCCAACCGCGACGCCGGAGGATCTGCGCGCAGTGCCGCCAGAAGGGCAGCACCGGTTCGACCTGCTCCCAGGCGAGGAAGCGCGGCCGAAGGGTGAGCGCCCAACGCAGTGGCTCCAGGACCAGCGGGGTCCGCGGGTCAAGCCACTCGTGGGTGATCGGCCGACGCTCGGCCACGTCATCGGCGGCGGCGAAGAGATGCGGCATGTCGGCGACCCCCGTGCCGTTGCCGTTGCGCGAGAACGTCGGGCAGGGCGGCGAGGCGATCAGGGCCAGCGGTCGGTCGACCTCGATGGAGCGCATCTCGGCACGGGTGAAGGCGGCGACGTCGGCCTCGATCGTCGCCAGGCCGGCGGCGCGGCGCGTCTCGCACGCCGAGTGGTCCAGCTCGACCCCGACCTCCTCGATCCCGAGTTCGCGCGCCGCCACCCCCCAGCCCGAGCCGGCGAACAGGTCGATCGCAGAGGCGTCGCTCACGAGGGCTCGTCTCCCCGTCGCGTCAGCTCCGTCTCGATCGCCGAGGCGACCCGCTCGATGAAGTCGATCGATGCGTGGGCCAGATCGAAGGACTGGCTGCCGAACAGGTAGGCGATCGCCCGGTGGACGCCCTGGACCGTGAACAGCCAGAGGTGCGTCAACTCCGCCGGTGTCGCACAGCCCCGCACGCACTGCTCGATCGAGACAGGCGTCGCCGTGGGCGAGATGCCGTCCGCGAACGTCGTGACGACCGTGTCGGCGGCCTCGCTATGGGGTTCCCAGGCGGCATCGATCGAGAATGTCGGCCCGTCATCGGGGTAGCTCAGGGCGATGATCCCGGCCAGGTCGCCGGTCGAGCGCAGGGTCCGCTCCTGCGGGGCCCAGCGCAGCACGACCTCGCTCACGAGATCACCTCCATCGTCATCGGGCAGTCCGGGGCGCACGGTTCCTCAAGGATCGCGCCGCACTCCGGACAGGTCGCGATCCCCGGCTCCCGTGGCTCGCAGAGCAGGTCGATCGGCAGGGCCCTCATGCCAGCCACGATTCGCGTTCATCCTGCGGCAGGACGCCGACCGCGCCGATCAGCCATTCGACGATTCGGTCGAGCGTCCACGCCTCGGCGTCGGGCGGGGTGATCTCCGGATGGGCCTGGAGCAGCCGCTCTACCGCGACGAGGCCCAGCTCGCGGGAGTCGATGTCTTCGATCTGCTCGCGCCATCCCTTGCGGCCGGGCTCGGAGTCCGGGCCCCAGAGCGTGGTCAGGATCGACGTGCGCCGGGCCCTCAGCCGCTCCAGCTCACCGACCCGGGCGACGTTGGCCGCTTCGAGCCGGGCGAGCTCGTCCTCGTCCCCTCCCCTTCCGCCTTCGTAGAAATCGATCTCGCCCTCCAACCGCGAGATCGCCGCCTCGCAGCCGCCGGTGCGCTTTTCGACCTCGAGCAGCTCGTAGACCAGCGCCGCCCGGCCGAGTGCTTCGTGGACCTGTCCTTGCGTGAGGGCCATCTAGGCCACCTCCTGTCGTAGGGGATTCGGATGGATGCCGAGGAAGGCGGAGTGGGCATCGCCGCCGACCGCGGCGATCGCGCGGTCGATCAGCGCCGAGTAGCGGCGGCGGCACCATTCGACCTCGAAGCCGCGATCGGGGCGGCCGGTGAGCCAGAGTCGATCGCCGACGAGGCCGACCGGGCGGAGCGGCTTCAGCCAGCCGTGCCAGGTCGCGGGCTCGAGGTTGCGCCGGAGCGTCGGGCGAACCCTCAACCACAGATCGAGGGCTTCGGAGCTCTCGGCCTCGGTGAACGCGTAGTGGCTCCGCAGGGTCGCCGTCAGGCGCTCGACCTCGGCGAGGATCTCGCGCTCGGTGAAGTCCGACCGACCGGAGGCGAGGAGGAGGGAGATCGCCGCGGCGACCATCGGGGCCCGGCGACGGTCGGGACCGATGACCACGACCGTCCGACGTGCAGTTTCAGACCGAAGGTCGTCAATCGAGGCCTCACGCGTGCGCGCGCCCCCGCGCGCACGAGGACTGGTGCTACGGCTTGGGTATGGACTACGGCTCATAGGACGCAACGGTTCGTAGAACGGGACGGGACGGGACGGGACGGGACGGGGCTTCGCGGGGTGCTTCGATCTGCTTCAAGCACCTGCTTCACCTTTGCTTCAAGCACCTGCTTCACCTTTGCTTCGCCGGGCCTCCCCAGACCGCTTGCCGCCTAGCTTTCCGGCCTCTGCCTTCTTTCTCCTTTCGGCTTCGACCTCGGCCTTGGATTTGTTGTAGTCGAGGAAATCGTGGATCGAGAATCCGCCCTCGACCGCTTCCCACCGACCGACCTCCAGGAGGATGTTTTGAAGCACCTGCTTCCGCGCCGGATCGGGATACCAGGAGGCGACCACGGCCTCATCCACGAACCCGTCGGTGAGGTGTTTGCAGCAGTAGGCGATCGCCCTCACGTCGAGCGCGAAAGCCTCGGGATCGCGCGCCCAGACCTTCAGCGTCTTGACGTTGTCGACCACGCCGTCATCGAATTTGACCCACGTCATGACGCCGGTCGGATCGATAGCTTTGGGCCAGGCATGGAGGTCCTTTCTCCTTGCGGCCCGGGGACGTTGCCAGCGTTGCCCGGGCGTTCTTTCGGGTGGCGCCACCGTAGGGCCGGCTGCGGACGGCTCATCAGAGAAGGCGCCCCTTGCGCCAGTTGAACTCGATCGCCGTCTTCGGTTCGGCGGCGGGGTCGACCAGGATCGCGACCTGGCGGAAGACGAAGTGCTCGTGCGTGTCGTCGGGCAGCCAGTGGCCTCCAGGCCAGACGCGGCGATCGCCGACGAGGGCGTCGCCCAGCGCCTTCTCGAGTACCGCCCGGTAGTTGCCCTCGTCGCGCTCGCGCCGGGTGGCGAAGCGGATGACGCCGGCAGCTTCGACCCAATCGAGGTTGCCCACCGGCAGCTCTCCGCGCGCCTGCGCCGCGATCAGCTCCTGGCCGATCAACTCCCCCCAGAGGACCTTGAAGCGGCGCCAGGCGGCGGCGTTGGGTCGTCCCGCCACCGCGTTCAGCGATGGCGGGACGCGACCGGGGAACTCGAGGCGTGCCCTGCCCTCGGAGTTCACGGCCTAACCGACCTGGACCCGTTCGTCGTAGTACGGTTCCACGCCGGGGATGGCGATCCCGGCGCGGTTGTCGGCCTGGAGCTTCGCCCGGTTCAGCTCGCGCTTCCAGTACTCGTCGGGGATCTTCTCCTCATCCACGATCCGATACCGGAGTTCCTTGCGAGGCGCCGCCTTGATCCCCGACGCTCCGCGCGCGCCCGTCGGTTCCTTGCGCGGCGGAGGCGCCGGGATGTGCCTCGCCCGACGATCCTCCTCCCGGGCCTTCGCGTTCTCGGCCTCCTGTTCCTCGCGGCGCCTGCGCTCGGCGGCCGCAGCCTCCTCTTCGCGCCGTCTCCGTTCGGCCGCCTCGAGCGCGAGGAAGCGGTCCGAGATGGATTCGTAGGCGGCGGCGACGGAGGACGTCAGCTCATCGACGTAGACCTTGATCCTCGATTTCGCCTGGTCGAACTGCCGCGTCACTTCCAACCGCGCGTCCTGCGCATCGCGTTTCGCGTCGCGCAGCTCCTTCAGTGCATCGGCGAAGGCGGACTTCGTCTCGGGCGTGCACTCGGCGGGCAGCCCGTCGCCCGCCCTCCGCGCCCGTGCGAGGCCCTCTGCGGCCTTCTGGAGGGCCGGGATCTCCCCGGGCTCCACATCCACCGTGAGCGGCGGCGGGCCAGCGGGAGGCCTCGGGGCGGGCTTGGACGTGGGGCTCTGTGGGATCGGGGCGAAGTCGCCCCCTGCGTTCTCGGTCACGTCACTCCTCCTCGAGGTCGGCGGCGATCATCCCGCGCATCTCGTCATCGATCACATCCAACGGCAGCGTCGGGTCGAAACCGAGGTCGTCGACCATCTGGCGGAACGTCACCGGGCCGATGCCCGGCACCGAGCGGATGAGCCGACCGATCGAGATGTTCTGCGCCGTCCGCAGCGTCTCGGAGGCGACCCAATCCTCGGACCGCAGGATCCACGGCAGCGGCAGCTCGCCGGACTCGATCCGCCGGCACAGCGCGGCGCGTCGGCTGCGCACCTCGTTGCCCAGCGCCGATGCGCGCCTGCGTTGGTCGGAGACGCGTCCCATCAGACGCGTCCCATCAGGTCTTCGCGGGTGGCGATCCGCAGGGGGTCCTTCATCGCCTCGTCGTCGTCGCCCCAGCTGGAGAGCGCGACGTGCTTCAGGATCACGCCGTGGCTGCGCAGGGACTGTTGGACGAAGGCGTATTGGTCGGATGCCTCGTCCAGGAACGCGGCGCGTCTGGCCGTCTCGGCCGAGGTCGCGACGTAGGCGCCGTCCTTCTCGTTGCGGTTCAGGATCTCGCGGTAGACCGGCCGCGGCGCGGGCCCATCGTCATCCTGGTTCTCGGGGTCGGGCATCCGGCCCCAGAGGATCCTGTAGCGGGTCAGGGCCCGGGCGGGCCGCTCGATCGATTGCTGTTGGTCACTCATGGCTCTCCTCCTGGTTGGTGGGATCCGCCGCCGGGTCGACGGGCGGCAGGTCATCAGGCGCGGGGTCGCCGTCCTCGGCGGCCGCGTGGGCACGGTCGGCATCGGCCCTCGCCTCGTCGGACTCGGCCTTCTCCTCCGACAGCGAGGGATCGATCTCGCGCAGCTTCTGGGCCAGCCGATAGACGACGTCGCCCACGACCTTCGGCATGTAACCGAGCTCGGCGGCGAGTTCGGCGAGGACCTCGCCCGCCGCGATGGGACTCGGGCCTTCGACGGTCAGAAGGAGCGCGGCGGCGTCGCGGATCACGGCCTTGTCGACGTCCTTCAGCGGCGGGCCGAACGCCGGATCGCCGCCGGCCTGCACGTCGGCCTGGGGACCGGTCGAGCTGTCCTCCGGGTCATCGCCGAAGGCGAGGGTCAGGGCCGCCTGCCAGGCGTACTTCAACCCGCCCGTGATCGCCTTGTAGATCGCCTTGTCGCCGGGCGAGTCGGTCCCCGTGCCGATGATCGGGAAGTGGGCCTCGTCGCCGGAGTCGGGATCGACGATCCGCAGCGTCCCGCGGGCGGTGACTTCCAACGAGCGGGTGCCGTTCTTGGTTTTGCCCTCGCGGAGCTCCAACTCATAACCGTCGGTGACCGCGACCAGACCGGCGCGGGCGAGCACCCGCGAGGCGTCGCGGATCACGTCCTCGGCGCGGACGTAGTCGTAGTTCTGGTGGGTGTTTCTGCCGCCCTTGGCGACGGAGCCGCCGTGGGCCTGGGCGAGCAGTAGCCGCGGCCAGAGTCCCTTCGGCAGGGCGTCGGGCCAGAGCGTGTGGTCCGGCGCCGCCGTCCCCGCGCCGGATGGTTTCTGCGCCATCGTGCCTCCTCAGATCGTGCTGCGTTCTCGGGATGGCGAGAAGGTAGTAGCGCCGCCGGACGGAAACCCGGCGGCGCTATTCCCGGCGACGGTATTCAGTGGGTCGGTCGGTGAGGGGCTTCCACCGACCGTTGCTCGGCGTGTCTGGCGACGTCGTCCTGTTCCCGACGCCGACGCAACTCCCGGGCCTTGATCTCCTCGCGTTCCCGACGCCGCTGCGCCCGGTTGACGCGATCTTCGTGGCTACCCATCGAATGAGCGCCAGAATGAGCGCCACTGCTCGAAGGCGATGGCGAGATTCGAGAGCGCGACCGTGATGTCATCCTCCGAGGCGGGCACATGCTTGATCCGTTCCATCACCCGAGAGGCGTAGGGATTGTCGGCCTCGAACAACAAGGCCAAGTCCGACGAGCCCTTCCGGCGTTCACGGAGTATGGCCTCCAGAATCGCATTCTTCTCGACATCGGAGTCGAGGTCCATCACGACCACCTCCTGTAGTCGGGCCCGCCGGCGAGGAACGCCGCCACGGCCTCCCGGACATGTTCGGCCGGCGCCTTGTCGGTGCGGGTGATCGTGCGAGCCGGCCAACGGAAGGCCTCGCACCCCGGCGACGGTTCATGTCCGACCTCCTCAACCGGCGTCAGGGCACCGCGACAGTGGGGGTGACCCGGCCGAAAGGCGACCCGACCCTGCGGATGATTCCCGTGGACCGCGACCTCTCCCAGATCGACCACGGCGTCAAACCGCAAACGCGGCGGGATCCGCGATGGGCGCAGCAACTCCCACGCGAGCCCCAGGACGACGACCGCGACCACCGCGGCGATCGCCAACATGGCGACGAACTCGATCTTGGTCACTTGTCCTCCTCCTTCCCCTTGCCGAGGATCTGGTAGATCCGGCTGCGGTTGAGGCAGGTGAGGAAGGCGATCCGGGTCCGCGGCACGTCGAACAACCCGGTCGCCCACCGGATCTCCTCCTCGAGTCGTGACTGGGCCTCACCCAGTGCCGATTCGGCCTGGATGCGTTTCCCGCCCCACCGGTTCAACCGGCGTTCGGACTCCGCCCGCGACTTCGGCGGCTTGGTCACGACCTTGCGCGGCGTCGTCATCGGGCCGCCTCCGCGGCGACGCGATCGGCCACGGCGTCGATCCAGTCGCCCACCGTCTCGACGTCAGGCACCGCTCCTTCCATGCCGTCGATCACCGCGTCCGTGTCGATGACTAGATGTCGGTTCAGGGCGCGGAATTCAATCTCGCCGTCGGTCAGCGACTGATCAAGCCAGTCCACGCGGCGCATCCCTTCGATATCCCAGCCGCGCAACGGCGCCTCGTAGATATCCCTGTACGCGATCTCCTTGAGCAGGAGGTCGACCAGCTCGCTCGCGGTGAGGCCATCGACCTGCATCCGGAGGTCCGCGGTGTCGACCACGGTCGCGAGCGTGTCCGGCCCCTGGGCTTCCACTTCCTGCATCACCGTGATCAGGTCTTCCACCGACACGTCTGTGACCAGGTCGGCATAGGTGGTCACTGCGGAAATCATGCGCACGTCCTTTCGTTGCGTTCTCGGTGTCTACAGACTAGACAGTCTGGCGGGCGGAGTCAACGCCGGATGCGTGGGTAGTCTCGCCGGGCTGCGTTCTCGGGCCCGCGAAAGCGGGCGATGCAGCCAGGGGGCGTTCCCGTCAGGGGCGCCCCCTCGTCGTCTGGGGGCGCGCAGGACGCCGCGAAGGTGCCTCGGTCGTGGGATCGGGCCCGGCGGGGGATCCCGGCGGGAGACGGGCTCTCAGGCGCTCGGCGCTTCGCCGGCCTCTTCGGCCGCGCGTTCGGCGGCCGCGTGGGCCTCCTGCGCCTTCTCCGCCGCGGCGGCCGCCGCGGCGTCGGCTTCCTCGGCGGCCCTGGCCGCCTCCTCGGCACGGCGCTTCGCCTCCTCGGGTTCGATGCGCGA